CCGAGTAGCCAGCCCACCACGTCACGGTCGTGCTGTTCTGGTCCACGAGGTGGCTGGGCCACGTCTTGCCGTATAGCGGGCGACAGACGCCAGGCGTGGCTTGTCGGTCCACCCGGTACTCGGCGGCGTCCAGCGTCGTCGTGGAGGCTCCAGCGGAGGGCGTATAGGTGATGGCCACAGCCGTGGCGGTGCTGGCCGTCACCATTGGCGGGCGTGGCAGCTCAATGTCCAGGTTGGGAACCGTTCCTTGGCGTCCTTCAATGTTGTTTCCGTCCGCCTTGAGCCCGAACTGCACAGGACTGCCAACGGGCCCGTAAAACGAATCCATTCGCATGGTCCACTGCGTATGGCAAAACGTCCGGTCGCAGTAGTCCTCAGCCCACCGCGTGGCGGCTGCCACGAGATTGCCGATCAGGGCGTCGTCATCGGTGTTGTCAATGCGGAGGTGCAGCTTGGCCTCGGCCAGCGTTACCGGATTGTTTGCGGGCTCGGTGGCCCGCACGAGGCTGCGGTATCTCATTTGGCTTTTCTCCCTCTGCGCCGCGGCACGTCGGCCGTTTGAACGTCACGACGCTCCACCATGGCCACCTCGAGCAGCTGCTGGTCGTCGCGAACAACCTCAACCGTGCCGGCGGCCACGAGCGACTTGGCAGGTCCGCGAGGGTAGTCGATGACATCGCCCACGCGGTAGACGCCGGCTGGGCGCAGGAATCGCAATTTCACGTGGTCTGCTGGCATTGGCTCGCCTCCGCGTGTTCATCGCTGCCCCAGGCCGCCGCGGGTCTCTTTCCGCCACTATTCCAGTAGTGCGTTGGATACTGGTAGATGGGCTTAAGATCTCGGCCCGGCCACGTGATCTGTAGCTCGGCGTGGCCAATGCTCACCTGCGGGGCCAGGCCAACGCTGTGCCCGGCCTTTTTGAACTGCTTCCAGAAGTAGATGTCTGGATCGGTGCGGCCCTTTTGGCCGGCTGGCGCGTCGCCCCAGTGGCCGTCTGGGCATGGCGTGCCCTGAAACCACGGGGCCGGCGTGTTCTGCAGGGCAGAGCTGCGAATCAGCGTGCACCCGAAGTGGGCGGTGTCCACGGGCTGCACGATTGCCTCAAACCACGTATTCGGCAGCTGCACCATGCCGATGCTTCCGTCGTGGCCTTCTGGCGTGAACATCGGCATGCCCTCTTCACGCTTGGTCTGCAGTGGTGCGACGGCGTCGTACCCTGAAATCAGCGCGGCACTCATGAGCCTGGTAATCGTGTCGGCATCAAAGATGCTGTCGTAGTCGCAGACCAGAATCCAATCTGTACGTTCCATGAGTTGCAAAAGAACGCGGTCCAAGCATTGTTCCCAGAAGGCCCCGGTGAACTTCGTGGGCCTTATGCCAAGCGGCAGCATCGACTGAGCCACGGAAAAGAAGTTGTCCATAAACCCAAGCCGCGGCACGCTGAAAGCGGCCTCGACTCGCAGATCGTGCTCAATGTTGCCGACGCGAACTTTCATAAAGCCTCCATAAACGCCAACGGGCGGCCGGGCGAACCCAGCCGCCCGCAGTGGGCGTTTATCTCAACTCTGTCAAGCGTCAGACGCTCGCCACGTTGTTCACGTTGGCATCGCTCGCCGTGACAGCCGCGGTCTCGCCCCTGGACAGGCGGGCGCTGGTAATCACAGCCACCGTCGTCGACGGGGTCACCGTCACGGTGAGGTAGCGACGCCGGCCGCGAAGGTCGACGTTAAAGCGGGCGATCGCGCCGATGTTGGCCCCCGTGCTGGCTCCGGTGGCCGCAATCGTAAAGTCCGTGCCGCCAACGAGGCCCGAGATGTTGGTGGGCGTGGCACCCGAGGTGTCCGAATCGCCCACTCGCAGCACGTTGGCAATGGACACGTTGCTCGCCGTGTAGGGCGAGAACATCACGTCAATGCTGGCGTACTTGTAACCCAGCGTGTCGATCTCGTGCGTGAACGTCTGGGCGACGGTCACGCTGGACGAGAACTTGCTGAAGCTCTTGGCCCCGGATGCGTGGTTCATGTGTCAGGAACTCCTTGGGAAGGTTTAGGGTTAGGCGAGCTTCAGCGCGACAACCGGGCCAGCCTCGCTGTTGGTTCCCAGCGAGTGCACGTTGATGTCGAGCCTCTGAACGGCGCGGAACACGGTCTGGTCAACCTCGAAGTAGCGATCCGAGCTGGACGCCACCTGCATGTCGCTCTTGATGGCCATGATGCCAGCTAGCGACAGGTCGCCCACGTACGCCGCAATCTGGCCCGTGGTCGGCGTGGAGGGCATCTTGAGCACCCACACCACCGGCAGACCGAGGAACGTGTTGGGCGTGCCTTGGGCAAGATTGGCCGCGGTGTTGCCGCCAGCCAGAGCACCGATGGTGCCCGAACCCTGGGTGCCGCTCGACAGCATCATTCTCTGGACGCTGTTGTGGTAGGTCGCCGGGTGCATGTACCAGGCCGACGTGCCGATAGCGTACCGAGGCAACACTGCGAGAGCCCGCAGGTAGTCGTCGATATCCAGGGCGGCAATCGTGGTATTGCCGCTCGCCGCCGAGACAACCGACGAGGTGTGCGTGCCGTCGTCAATCTGAGCGAGGCCGCGGATGCCGCCAAAACTCGAGGTGCCCGTGCCATTGAAGGCAGCGTCGTCGATCGCGCTGCTGAGCGACGTTGCGTACTCTTGGGCAAGCCACTCGGCCGTGGAAATCGCGTTGTCGGCCAGCAGCTCGTTGCTCACGCGGGTGGCGCATGCAATCTTCTTGGCCACCAGCTGCACCATAGTGGCGGTCGGGTCGCTGGTCGTAATGCTGGTGTTCTCGCCCAGCCAGTACGACGTGACGCCAGTCAGACGCCGCGGCACGAGCAGCGTGTCCGACGACATCGTGACGCGCTGGAAGACGTTCATGGCCACGCCGAACTTCTCAACCAGGCGGATGATGGTGTTGCTGAAGTCCTCAAACACCAGCGCCCCGCCGAGGCTGTTCACCTGGCCGCCCATGTCGCGGTACTCAGAGCCGAGGTGGTCGGAGCACCAACGGCGGGCTTCGGCGTCACCGAAGTGAGCCTTCAGCCACATGCCGCAGCGGTGGGCCGTCTCGAGGTCGGAAAACGCCTTGAGCGTCCCGCGATAGCGGATCGGTTCAATGCGAGGCTTCATTTCTGTGGTCTCCACGGGTGCGGCGCGGTTAAGAACCTTGAGCAATTCGTTCTTGCGGGCCTCGGCCGCTTCGGCCTTGGCAATAGCCGCCTTGATCCGCTCAGCCTTGGCGAGCAACTCGTCGTACTTGGCCTGGCGGGCCTCGACAGCCTCAACGCCAGAACGCTCGCCGCCCTCAACAGGCGTGCCGTCTGCGTTCTCGGTTGCCTCTTCCGCAGCGCCCTCTTCGTCGAGCATTCCCAGCTCAGCGAGGGTGGAGGCGAGTTCGTCGAGCAGTTCCTTAACGCGGCTGGCGGCCATCTGTGCGGCTCCTGTGTGCGGTAGGTGGTGACCTGCCCGCAACGTACAGACGCAGTGGCCGCCACTTGCAGAACGACACGCGCGAAATGCTTACCTAATTAGGTAAGGAACGCCGACGAATTTCGCACGACTTCACGACGTGCTTGGCAGTCTTGCGGCACTGCGGGCACCGCAGATACCGCGTGCATACGCCGCCCCTATCAACTGACGCATAGACGCCAAGGCGCGCCATGCGGCAGTGCTGGCAAACGTCACCCGACTTTGTAGCCATGCTGGCGCAAAAACCTGCGGATGCTCTTTTCGGTCTTCGCGTCCCGTCGAAGAGCCGGCAGCTTCAGCGCCGGTCGGTGCGATTGTAAAAACCGCTCATAGCTCCGCATCACGACAGACGCCGTGGCGTCCTCGTAGGCCGGCGAAAGCACGGGCGAAACGTCATACACGCCCTCCACCTCGTGCACGTACCGCACGGCCTGGCCGTCTTCCTCAGCCCACGACTCGCCATCCCGGCCGGCGATGGTGAAGGCGAACGACGACCCCCACACGTCACCGCGAGAAATCAGCACGCTCAAATCGCGACCGAGCGTCGTGTCGGGGATCTCGACCGAGTACCGCATGCCGGTGTCGTCCGTGGCCACCTCGAGCGTTCCGCTGCGGGTGCTGCCGAGCACCTGGTTGGAATCGTGATTCCACAGGGCCACCACGGGATGCGACTGCTCACGCAAGGCCCGGTCAAACGCCCCGGGCTTAATTTCCTCGCGGAAGTTGCCGAGCAGGGTGGAACGCACGTTGTACTTAGCTGCGTAGCCGGCGATGTAGCTCTTGCCCTCGCCACGGGTCTCAATCGTCAGCGGCAACTGCGTCTGCCGGCGTTCGCGTTCCATGGTCGTGCTCCTGTCAGTGGCGGCGTCAATCTGCCGCGTCAGTTTGTTTGCCCACGCCTGTCCGGGGTCTCCACCCCACAGCTACAGCGCCCAGGCGATGCGGCCGGCTGATGGGAAGCCGTCCTCGCCTGGGCGATAGCCCTTTCCTTGCTTGTCGATTTCGTGCCGGTCGAAGTACGCCTTCATCCGCTTGGCCGTGTCGGGCGAGATGCTCTTGCCGTTGCTCAGGTCTCGGGCCCGTGCGACGCCGACTGCCGTGCCGCCACGGTTGAACTCGTCGCGCCACGCCAGGCCACGCTTGGCTTCCTCTCGGACGCCTTCCGGCGGCGTGAAGTCGATGTCCTCAATGGCCATCGTCACTTCCTCTTCCGGGTTGATGGCTTGCGGGCTCGAGGTGCCGGTCCGGCTGGCTTCACCGGCGTGTCGTTTTGAATCGGAGGCCCGGCGAGCAGCTGGTCGGTGTAAGACTGCGGAGAGGTGTCGGCCGCAGGCACAGGCGTGCCTGCGTTGCCAGCCGCCTCGGCTGCGATGCCTGCCATGGTGGTGAGGTTCATCTGCATGTACCGCTGGTCGCCCTCAGGGCCGATTGGGTTCATGTTCAGAACCTCGCGGCACTCGTTGATGCTGTAGATGCCGGTGGCCAGCATCGTCTGCAGCCAGTTGGCCTGGGCAGCCAGGTCGCCACGCAGCAGGCCGCGGGTGTCGAACTCAGCGAAGAAAACGTCGTCCTTCACCACGAGGTCGCGGGTGATGGCCGACTCCCAGCGGCGGAACCATGGCAGGAGCGTCTGCTGAACCAAGTCGATGGCGGCCTGCTCTTGCGAGGCGTAGCCAACCTTTGTCTTGTCCTGCACGTACGAAGGATCGACGCGGTAGGCGCGGCATATCTCAATGACTTGGTACTGCCGCGTCTCCAAAAATTGGCTGGCCTCGTTCGTGCTTTGCACGTCCTTCCAGTGCACGCCCTGCGGCAGCACGGCGGTGCGGTGGGCACGATCCGCCCCCCGGTGCATCCGCTCGAACTGCTCGCGAAGCCGCTCAGCCGTCTCAACGGTTATTGGGTTGTCCGACTCCATCAGGCCCGACAGCCGGCAGGCATTTCCGAAGTACGCACCGCCGTGCGTTTCCAGTGCCTGGGCCAGGGCGATAGCGTCACGTGAGAGCGTGATAGGAAGCATGCCCATCACGCCGTCGTTGGAAAGCCACCGCAGGTGAAAAATCTGATCCTGCCGGTACACCGTCTCGGTGCCCCGCTGCTCCCGGTAGCAGTACCGCAGCGTCCCGTCCTCGAGCTGCTCCACCTTCATGCGTGACGGATGCAGCGGCCAGAGTTCGCTCACAGCCCCGGATGCCCCAGATCGAATCTCGGCGTAGGCGTTGCCGTACAGCAGGCAGTGCGCCGTCAGCATCTCGCGAAACTCAAATGAAGTAAGCCAGCCGTTGGGCTGCTGGTTCAGGAGCCGGTACAGCGGCAAATCCTTGGCGCGGTCCTTGCCCCCTTCAGGCAGCCGCCGGTAGAGGTGTAGCGGCACCGTCGCCACGTTCTCTGCTATGAGCCGCACGCAGGCCAGCACAGTCGAGCACTGCAATGCCGTCTCGGGCGTGATGCGCACGCCTGCCGGGCCATGGGAAGGCGACTCGTTCCAGCCGTCTCCGTACGAGCCCCGCACGTCGATAATGCGGTAAGACTTCTCGTCTGACGTTTCGGCGTTGGCAATCATAGGGTGATGATGTCCCAGGACTGGTCTGGTTTCGGCTGCGTTGCCGTCTGCCACAGGCCAAACGCTTCAATCAACGCCACGATGCCGTCGATCCGCTCGTTGCTCTTGCTCTTGCTGGGCTTGATGTCACCTGCGTGATTCATCTCAATCGCAACCGCCGCGGCGTGAGCCGACAGCACTGGGTGATTGGCGTGACGGATGCGGCCCTGCAGCAGCGTTGCCTCTAAAAATTTTGCCGGGCTGCTCATTGAGCCAAAGCCCTGCCTGAACGCTACGATTTCATAGCCATCCCCTTGCAGTTGCTGGGCTATGTGCTGGGCGTTCCACGGGTCAATGCCCATCTGCCTGACCACAAACTGTTTGCTAATTTCGTTGATGTCACGCCGCACCACGTCGTAGTCGGTGGCGTTCCCGTCCGTGAGCCGCAGCAGCGGCCCGTAGGGAGTCTGTGTCTTGGCCCAGTCAAGGTACGGCACCTTGTCTTTGTGGGCCCTGGCGGCGGCACCCTCGGACGGTGCCCAGAAGAACGGCAGCACGTCGAATGTGCCGTCTTCATCGGGAAAGACATACACGGCACACGTGAGGTCCGTAGTGCTTGACAGGTCAAGCCCGACGAACGCTTGGCGGCCATCCAACGGCCGCAACTCGCCGCCGCAGGCAGCCCACTTGTCTGGCAGAATCCACCTCACGTCGGATGCCGTTGGCACGTTCAGCCGATAACGAAGAAACGAGTTCAGCTTGCTCGGGCTGTTTTTTGCCTCTAAGGCATCAGCCGCGAACGACTCCACTGTGATGGTGTGCCCGAGCGATGGGTTGGCCTTTCGCCAGGTGGCTTCGGTAAACGGGTCGTCCTTGTCGTCGGCTTTGAACACGCACCCGTAGAAGGACGGGTCTAGCGACGGGTCTGCCTTGCACCGCTCGGCGTATGTCCGCTGCTCCCACCACAAGGCGTGCCGGTCAAGCTCGCCGGCCGTGGTGATGGACAGGATGAGCGGCTGCCGGCGGGCGGCACCGCCGTACCGGAGGGCATCCCACAGCCGGCGGTCNNTGCAGCTCGTCAAAGAGCAGCATGTGAATGTTGAGCCCCTCGGCCCTGAAGGCGTCGGCACTCAGCACCCGGTAGAACGAGTTGCTTGCCTTGTGCACGATGGTCTTGCGGCTGTCGATCACCTCGAGCACCTTGGACAAGGCGGGCGACGACCGCACCATGCTGGCGGCCTCGCGGTAGATGATGCCTGCCTGCTCGCGGTCACAGGCCGCCCCGTAGATCTCGGCCCCCGGCTCGTCGTCGGCAACGAGGCCGTACAGGGCCAGCCCGGCCAGCAAGGTGCTCTTGCCGTTCTTCTTGGGCACTTCGATGTAGCCGACGCGGTACTGCCGCGTGTTGTCTGGCTTCAGCCGGCCAAAGAGTTCGCGAAATATCTGGTGCTGCCAGTCGAGCAGCTTAAAGTGCTTGCCGGCCACCTGGCCTTTGCTGTG